GTACATGGCCGAAATTTCTTTCGAATCCATTTTCTTAACTTTACCGCTCAAAATGTCTGTAGGGTTAGGCATTTTGCTAGAGTGTTTACGGTGAGCCATAAACTTAAGAGCAAGTCCTTCACCAACTGACCCTGCTACCAAATCAGTCAATGTTTCAGTATCACAGTCATCGTCATGTAACAGTTCGCTAACAAACGACCAGCTACGTGGAGTAGCAAACGAACGTGAGCTGGACTTAGGATCAAAGTCGTACAAGTCCTTTTTGCTGAAAGTCAAAAAGCCTACAACTTCGTTGTGGATTTTGTTTTCAACAGCCCAATCAAAGTAGTCGTCCCAATCAACAGTCATTTCCAAGTGAACGAAGCGGTTTGCCAACGGAGCAGGCATACGATAAGTAACACCCTTGTCAGTTTCACGGTTACCAGCGGCAACAATACTAACATTGTCGGGCAAATGGTAAGTACCAACACGGCGGTTCAAAACCAACTGATAGGCAGCGGCCTGTACACTAGGAGCGGCACTGTTCATCTCGTCGAGGAAAAGAACAATGTGTTTATGTTCCTTAGCCATCTCTGCATCAGGCAGTTCGCTAGGAGGAGCCCAAACCATTTTGCTAGTGTTTGAGTCAAAGTAAGGAATACCTTTAATATCTGTAGGTTCCCAAAGTGAAAGACGAACGTCAATCACGTGAGCGTCAAGTTCTTCACCCAACTGCTTAATAATATCCGATTTACCAATACCGGGAGGCCCCCACAGGAAAATTGGACGCTTATTTTTAAATGCTTTGCGCAGAGATTTTTTAGCGCCTTTTGGACCAACTGTGCGGCTTACGATTTCGCTCATAATGTTTCCTATCTTAGTTAAAAAAAGGTTGTTACCTAACTGTCTATGTAGCTATTGTACAGGAAGATCTTCAGGATGTCAACAGTTTTTTAAACTTTTTTGAGCTAGTTAGCCAAAATCTTTCATTTCTTTTTGGCGTTCGTTCATTGCTTTTACAAGTCCAAATTTTCGAATGTCATCGGAAAACATATAAAGCTCAAAACTTTTTTTCTCCGAAAATACAGTTATACTTTGGTTTGTAAGATAGTACGGACAATCAATATATCTTTCCAAAAATATGATTGTCTGTGGACTGAGTTCGATTGGCTCAGTAAATGGTATTTCATATTCTTTAAGGTCAAGTTCTTTTATTAAGAACTCGTAACCTTCATCGCTTAATCGAAATGCATTTTTCTTTCCAACTCGATTTGATTGCCACCATTTATGAGAATACAAATCTACATTGGCATCATCGATGCTTTTGCCCCACTGCTGTAAAAATATTTTGGTGAGGGCAGTTCGAGACGTCATTCGATAATCTCGCCCGAAGTTAATTTGACTACTTTAAAATCTTGACTGCCAAATACAAGATTAAGTTTTTTAGCCAAGTTACGTGCATGACCAGGATTAGAAAAACTAACCTTTTTATATTTAGGTCCGGGGTAGCTGGTAAGACTATTAAAGCTCTTAAGATTAAAAGGCTCGCCTTTATAGAACACAGCCCAAATGGCTTCAGCTTCTAAAACTTGTTCAGCCTTATAAGTCTTTTTGTTTATGTGTTCTAACAGTATTTTAGGTTTAGGTCTACTCATACATACGTCCAATAAAGTACGTATATATTTATCCTATTTTTCCTCGAAACCACCACCGTCTAATTCAACGGTTATAACCGCCGGATCACTAACTTGTTTTAGTGCATGGTATAATGTTTCCCAGTCTCTATTCATCTTTTCCATTATTTCTGTTAATGCAAGATTAAGTAGTCGAGCCTGCTGGATAGTCATTTTTAGCTCTTTTTGTTGACTGAGTTCAGCAGTTCGTAACTGTTGTATAAACTGTTGGACTGGAGTTAGATTAATCTGATTTTGCATTTGTCAATACCGTTTTCATTTCTATTTCTGACTTAAAAGGACCTTTGAAAGGATATCGTTCAATAGTAATAGCCTTGGGGCAAAAACTCTTGACCCAACCTTTATCAAACTTGATAACATAGTATCCAGCACAATATAAACTTTTACTAGCATTTGATTTAGTAAACAAAGGTAGTTTTCGTCTTACATCATACATGGCATTGTATGGTTTACAACTAGTAGGGTAACCGTGACACTCTTTTAGTTCGTCACTAATAGTTGTAACTTTAACTTTTGGATTTTTTAAAAAGAATTCTTTACCAAACTGTTTGGTAAGATCATCTTTTTTGTTAAACATCATCTCACCGTTGGTGCTTGATAAAATAAATTTATTGTTTTCTTTTTTATGTAGGGTGGCAATCTTCTCACCGTCTTGTTCTACAATCCAAAACTTACCATCAACAATAGGTTTAGCGTGTATGTCTGTCATTTTATTCCTCTTTATATTTTGCCTGAAATGGCTCAGCATAGGTTTGTATGTTGTCTGCAATCTTTTTCATATCCCAAGTATTGCAGAACTTGAGCATACGAATACCGACTTGATCTACGGTTTTAGGAACGGCATTTGCTTTAATAGTTTCACGAATACATTCTTTAATCTCTGTAGGTTGTGCTGTTAAGTCGCATAGTTGTACATTACGTTGATAGTCTTCTAAGACCCTGTGCTCGACGCCGTTATGGTCGGTCCACCTCTGTAACATGAGATTGTTCCACGAATATCCTTTGGCTTTACGATCTTCGAACGCTTCAGTAAGACCAACTTTGTTTTTAGTACCTTTAGTACGCACACCCGGATACGCCGAGAAGACATTATCACTGGTATCACCACGCATACATTTTTCGAACAGCATCCATTCTGGGTCTTGTGCTGGCTTTGGCTCGCCTGTCTTTTTGTCTTTAACGGGTTTACCTTTAGCATCAAAGATTCCTTCGTGTGTAATATGTAAATCGCCTACACCATTATATTGGCTAACAGTAGGACTAATCAGCTGTGCAAAGTCGCCGTCTGTTGAAATAATAACATGTTTAGCATTTTGGTGACTTTGGATCCACCCGGCAATCAAATCATCAGCTTCTAATCTCGAGTGTTGAAGTACTGTACAGTTAGTTTTCTCGCTAATAAAGTTTTTAAACTCATCAAACGCTTCCCAGAACAACTTATCTTCTTCTTGTTCTTTTACAGTCATTGCACTACGAGTTTCTTGTCTGTTACGTTTATACGGCTCGTAAAAATCCTTACGCCAGCTTCGACCTTCAAGGCAGAATACTACGTGAGTACCACCAAAGTCTTGCCAAACCTTTTTGATACTGTTAAAGGTGATGTGAAACGCCATGCCAAGTTTAATATCAGCGGCACCTTGTACTACATGGCGGGCACGAAAGAATGTATTTGCAGTATCAACAATAATGTGTGTCATGAAACTTCGCTTTTACCTTTTGAAATTGGTGTTACATTAATATATCCTGCGCCTCGACTAGTATCCATACCGTCTTCGGCTAGCATGTTTCTTGCTAAGTCTCGGAACCAACGATCAACTATTTCTTCGTCTGGGTCTCCATCAAAGCCATAACCTGCTTGTTTTAATTGTACAATAAAAAGGTCATTCCAGTCAAGCTCAAAGAAACCATTACGGATATTATCTTTGTTAACATGAGTATCCAAAACACTTACCCAAGATTCACCTTTAGCAGTTGCCCGTTCTTTTGGAGTCATTTTAGCCAACTCTTCAGCACGTTTAGCTTCTTCTTCTCGTAACTTAGCTTCTTCCATTCTAGCTACAGCTTCAGCTTTTTCTTGCTCTAGTTTTTCAATACCAAATATTCGTTTAATAAATTGTTTCATTAAGTCCCCCACTCATTTTTAAATAATGGCACTTGTAGTCTATCACTATAACGAAGCCCGTGTTTCATAGCCAATAATGCTACATTGCGATTGTTCATTGCGTAAACACTTTCTACACCGCCTACGGGCATCAAATACACATGCCCTTTAAATCCTGCTTGACGATATTCAATAATCGCACTTTGCGCATCTGCAAAATCTTGTTCTGTAGCAACAACAAACTTTAAGTATACTGTGCCTACTTCTTCATATTCACACACTACTTCTGGACAAATAGCATCTTCCCACTTCTCTCCACTACATGGTAACTTAGCACTTACACTAAATGTGATTTCACGTTTCTGATAATCGTGTCGATCCCAGTTTAACAAATATTCTTTAAACTCTGGAGTTAGTTTTTGAGTGCCATTGGTTTCAAATGTGATTTCTTTTAGTCCTGCCATTTTATCATGGTCAAGCAAGTCTGGATAAGCACGTTGCCAACCTAGTAACGGCTCGCCACCTGTAATAACTAGATGTTCATCCTGCCATTCATTATGTGGAAGGATTTCCATAATGCGTTCAACAATGGCATCGCTTGTAAGCATTGGGCTAAGATCTTTAAAGCGAGGATCCCAACTAGCGTAACTATCACAACCTGTACTGACTAAGGGCAACATTTTGTAGTCATTATATTTTGTGGGGTCAATGTTATTTGCTTCTTCGCTTAGTTCACCACGAGGCATACCAAAGCCGGCACATTTAAAGTTACAACCAAATGTACGTAAGAAAACAGACGGAACACCCATGTACCGCCCTTCACCTTGTACGCTATAAAATAATTCAGCGATTTTTATTTTTGACATTTTGTTCCTTCAACTCATCTAAATCTTTAATAGCTGATTGTAACACATTTGTATAGTTAAGAGCAACCTGTTTAGGCATAATAATAACCGCTTCGGAATCTATGTATCCTTTGGTTAATAATGTCCAAATATGATGCCAGCGGGTCTTTGACCAAAAGTTAGTTCGAGTAGTAGTGTAAATGGTTACATTAACTTCGTGATCTGCTTCAATGTCGATCCTGTGAGAGCATTCGTCACTACCACAGGCGCATACTGCATGATACATACGACTGTTGCCCCAATCGTTAACTTTTAAAATACCTTCTGCAGGTTCCTGCGCAGTCATCTTAAAACTTCCAATGTAGAAATTTTAGAAATCTTTTCGCCAAAATCTTCATCTTTGCTGATAATATAAATTTGGTGCTCTGAACGATCCTTTTGACGATCGTACCGACTAAACTCTACAATCTTACCTCCAACAGCATTATACACTTTGAAACATAAGGTAGGGTCACTGTTGATATCTCTTGTGCTAAGACCGTGTGATTTAACAGTAGCGTAACGATCATCAGGAATACAGATATTGCTATCACTATCTAACCAACGGCGGAGTTTACGTTTTAACCAGTTCATAATTTCATTATCCTTTCGATTACTTTCTTCGCATCATCAAACTCACCACGAGCCAACTTAGCTTCAAGTTGAATTTCATATTCGTTACGAAGTTGTCTAAGATACGGGCGCATTTTGTAAGTAGCATAGGGTTGTGTCCATTTTATTGTATACAAGTATTTTGAATTCATTTGCAAGTCTCAATCCACGCATCTAAACGATTTACAGCTTCTTCAAAGTCTACAGCCCAAACTTTAGCTTCAAGTTCACCGTCTTTAACATTAATATCAAACGGAATAACTCCATTGAATCTAAAATCATGTGGCACATTAACACACACTGTAAACTCTTCTAAGTTCTTAGCACGATTAATGAAGTGATCCATTATATCTTTAGCAGTATTCATTAGTCTGTTTCTCCGCCTTCGCTTTCAATAGCGTTTGTAAACGGCCATTGATTGTTTTTGTTTTCTTCCTGCCACTTACGTACAGATTCAGCAAGTTCTTCTCTAGTACGTAGTTTAACATTTTCTTCAATAACTGTGCCATCATCATCACATAGGCTAACTTGGTAAGGAGCATCAATCACTAAATAGTCATCTTCAAGTTGCCAATCGTGTTCACCATCAAACAACCAGCCAGCGCCTCCTTCGTGATATGATGATCCAAACTCTTCTTTTTGTTCGTTAGTAAAGTCATCGCTGTACTCAAACCAGCAGGCATGTTGATCATCTAGTTCAGCACCCCAGCCACAATCTGTGCGAGCATGTGCTTGAGTATCACCTTCTAATGGCAAGTTACAGTCCATGTCTTCTTCAACAAAGCCCTGTCCCCAACGATAGTGGTCGTCAATGTTAACCCAGCTGATTGAACCGTCCGCATTTTCGCGGTACATTTCAATGTGCCAGCAGATACTTTTCTTGTGTAAGGGTTTGATTAGATAAACCTTAGACATTACTCTTCCTTAAAGTCTGTTACATTACCGTTTGCATCTGCAATGATAATACGAGTATTACCATCTTCGTCAGTAACTTCAATCGGTCCCCAGACGTAAACTTCGGTATCTTCTAAATACCAATCGCCTTCGTCTTCAAGAGCGTATGCACCGTTTTCTTCAATAAACTCTCGAACTTCTTCTTCCTTGTCTTCTTCAAGACCTTCGATTTCAATATCACCCCAGCAACCGCCATCAAACATTTCAACAAGCTCTGAACTTTCAATGTTATTACCGGATAGACTATACATATCTAAACTATCTCGGTTACCGTCACCACCTGGCACCTCAATGAATTCAAACTCTGGAAACTTATCATTGTTTGTCTCAACTTGAAACTCACAAAAACGGAATCCGTCCTTAACAAGGACACGACCTTCACCTTCTCTCTGAACATAATGTTCATGTTGCTCGCAAGATTTTTTGTAGTAGGTTTTTACTGTGTACCAGGCCATGATGATCTCCTTAGTTGTCTAAGTCCATTGTGTTCCACTCTTTGATAACATCGAGTAGTTCTTGTTCTGTGTTGCAAACAGTCTTAGTTGTTTTCCAATCTTCTTTTTTGTCACGTCCACCGATTTCAATCATCCATGCATTGTCATATCGATTGATCGTAATAGATTCGTTTACTTTTGCTAGTTTGCTTAGTTTTGCCATTTGTTTTCTCCTTAACGTGGTGCAAATTCTTGTTGTAGTTTAATGTTATCAAAAAACTCTTTTTTAGTATTACCGTCATCTTTAAAAGCACCTTTTAGTACTGTAGTCTGTGTTAGACTAGAGTGTGCCATAATGCCACGATTCTCACAACATCCGTGTGTAGCTTGTACATATACTGCTACATTATCACTTCCTGTAGCTTTTTGTATTTCTCTAGCAATATCATTGCACAGTTCTTCTTGTAGTGTTCCACGTCTAGCACACCATTGAGCTATTCGTGTATACTTTGACAAGCCGATGAGTTTTTGTGCGGCAATGATTCCGATATACGCGACGCCAGCCACAGGCTGGTGATGGTGACTACACATGCTACGAAGCTCACTACGC